CTCTTATCCTTCGAATATGGACAGTGACACATATCAAGAAACTTGATATATTCATTGTACAGATTCGAATCCAAGATAATGACATCATCACCAACCACATAGAATAGTCCTTCTTTACCTTTTGCAAGGTAATCGAGAACTAAACCATGTGTTAGTGTAAACATACCAAAACTAGGGTATAGACCCAAGGGTTGGCCACGTTTCCACTGGATATCTCCATTTTGAGACTTCCATCTCATTCTAGAGATTTCTTCCAATAGTGATATGTCTTTAACTTCTCCAAAGATCTCACGAAGAACCATCAACTGTATTTCCAAAGGGAAATAGTCGGTGGCACCAGTGAGGTCCACGGAATATACCATCTCGCCTTTCTTAAGGGCAGCTTGAATATGAGGTAGCGCTTTGGATTGGTCAAAAGTACAATCCCACTTAAGCTCTCTAACAATGCCATAAATGGCATCGCCAAGGGGTTTAAGTGCCAGCTGATGAATACGGTAAGGAGAAGCGATTGCTCGCAACTTCAAACCGGGTTCCTGAAGGAAGTGAACTTCACCTCCATAAAGGAATTCATCAGGTTGGAGTGTACAATATTGTTCCAGGGGACCCAGAATGGGAGAGAATACAGGAGCGTAAAGCTCATTGAATTCCCAACCAAACTGGTAGGAGACCTTAGAGTCAAACCAACGGATTTCTCCGAAGATTTGATCACTTTGAGGTACCCTACTTTGTCCATGAGGACGTGGTGCCAGCTTAGCTGGACTACCACGGAACTCAACGACAGAGTTACCACCACGAGCAATATGCCTTGTTCCAATGGTCTGTTGTACATGACGAAGGAACGGAGAGTAAAACTCTCTATAACCTAAGTCAACAGTATCTAAACAATTAACACCATCCATGAACTTCTTAAGCTGCTTTTCTGTAGCTTGAGGAGCCCTGAATAGTGTATATATGTTTAGAGCCTGGATAACCCTAGAAAATCTCCTAAGAGATTTCTTAAAGTTATTACAAGCACTAGACCAATTTAGCAAGGAACCGATCCAGCCATAATACTCTCCCTTTGAGTTCTTTCGAACCCAAGGAATAGTGTACTGTGGTGAACCAGCATTTCGGATGATGAATGTAAGTTTGAGATCTTTCAATCTCCTACTGTCCATTCAGCACCACTACCTTTGACCCACCTCATTACATCATCAACCATAGGG